CTGTTTTCATCTTCTCTAATCCCCATTGAGGCACTGTGAGCCCTAAGATAAACAATCTTGTTTTCCTGAGCGAAAATACTCGTGAACGACACGAGAAAAAATAAAAGTAATAGTTTTTTCATTATCAAATAAATAGATAATGAAAACCTAATAAAAAAACCCCACTCTTTCAAGGGGGGTTTCAATTTTATTTCAAGTGGTCTAATTTAACAACATTAAATTAATTTAATTTCAAATCTGTTTTTCATTTGTTCTAACTTGTCATCTGGTACTCCATGTTCGTTGACACCACCATGGCGGTTTTCAACAATCAAGGAATGAACTCGATACCCATACCTGTCAGCGAGTTCGTAATATGGTTTCATTTCCCATTCTTGTGTGAATGTATTTGAAACTACGAGTTTTGGTTCTTCGTTAATCATCAAACCACCTACACTTGAACGACACCATTCATGCGCATCTTTTAATTTAGTTGCGTCAAATTTATATTCGCCGTCCATAACAAAATACATGTCAGCCTCAAAGTGTTTTCCACCCAATGATTTTGCCAATGTTGATTTACCACTTCCAGGTAATCCTCTCAAGAGATATAGTTCTTTCATCTTACAGTCGTTTTTCGTGATGGTCTTTAGGTAAAGTTAATTTTCGATAAGGTCGGTCCTTCATGATGTTACGGATTTCCTCAAAAGAAATTGGGTATAAATCGTTTCCGTCTACACCAACATCCATTGCTCTCCCCTCATTTATACGAAGGTTAGGTGGAAGGTGAACATGTCCGTGAAGGTGAACAACACCGTCGTTCATTCCATCCCATGAGGCAATCGGGTAGTGCATACACACCATGGAATATTTCACAACCTCTTTACCCATAGGTTTGCGGATATCCAAGTGAAGGTAGTCCTGACAAGATGTGAAGATATCTTGGATATCACCTTTGTTTCGACGGATGTGATGGTCGTGGTTTCCGAAAGTTAAATGAATGTTCTTACAAAGAATCCGATTACGAAACTCAGCGATGGATTCAAATCCACCGAACGACCAGTCACCCAAGTGAATCAAGATATCGTTCTCACCAACCAATTGGTTAATTCGGTTTACTAAAGTATCGTTCATGTGGTCCAAGGACTTGTAATCACGGGTCAGATTGTCAGCACCTACCCAACTGGTAGTCGCACGACAAATATTCGCGTGGTTATAGTGAGTGTCCGATGTAAAAAACAGACTCTGTCCTTTTTCCAATACAATTTTCATAATACAAAGATATGAAATATTTTACAACTTACGAAACTCAGGTTTGATTAATTTCCAAATGATTGGTTCTACATCCTTACCATCCAACATAGCAAATAAGATTGCCGGATGTTTAAACATTCGTGCACTTAGTGCAAAAAACTTTCGTATCCCTAATCCTTTTATTGAATCAAAGTGGTTTTGATATTCCTCTTCAAGTTGGTTGAACTGAATAATCAATTCTTTCTCATACTCTTTGATTTTGTGGTAGAATTCATCGGGAACATCAGTTAAAATACTATCCATACCACCACCCGATGACAATACCTCCCATACAGCAGTGGTGGACAAATTAGTCATTAACTTATGTAAACGAACATATTCCTCAAACTTGATTTTCATTCTAAAGTTCCCGGGTTGGAATCTAAGCACAAAACCTTCTTTATTAGTCTCATTCTTTTCTTTCAACGACTTGTATATCTCATCAGAGAAGTTGAAATGCTGTTCGGTTTTTACCAAATCATCCTCATCGACACCGTTAGCATGTAGAACCATTTTTGCAGTTGTCCAATGAAGTTCGGTGTCATCAGTTGGATTCCATTTCCAACCTTCATTCAAAACTACCGAGAGAAAAGTTACCTTTTCCACACCACCATAGTCTACCACAATACGATTTTCGGGGTACATAATTTCAAGCAAGTAAGCATATTCTTTTGACCATGAATCTAAAAAATACTTTGACTTAACAATCTCAAGACCTTTGATTGCTTGTTCAGAAGCAAATGAACCACGAGTTGCCATAATCCATTCATCCTCATAGTTGAAGAGAATTCCCAAGGACCCATCCATCTTTTCTTGAACATAGACATAATCCCCTTGAGAAGGAATTACCCCTTTTCCAACCACCTCTTCGTAGTTGAAGAACTTCTTGAATGGACGAACCAAAATGGTTCCCGTAATATCTTGAGTAATAAGACCTCGGCATTGAACAGTTACCTCATCCCACAATCCTTCATACTGAACCTTTTCGGTATAGTTCCATATGGTCAATGGAAGAGTTGGATGGGTTTGTTTATACAACCAACCATCTTCACGGTACCGATTGAGTGTTTCAATATTCATTCTACAAAGATAATCAACTTAAACTATTAGGGAGATATAAAAGTGTAGGATTTTTTTTATGTACATCAACCTCCGGGTAACGCTCTTTGAACTTCTGTAAGTTAAACGGAGACGCTATAATATGAAAACCAACTTTAGTTGGGATGAAATTCATTTCAATTTCCTTACCTGTTTCATTCTGCAGTTCACTGATGTACCGACGCATTTCTTGGTAGAATGGCTCATGCGCAAAACCGTCAATTGAAATTCCATCAATATCAATAACCCATCTCTTTTCCAAAGTTTTGAGCTGACCCACAACAGAATCAAATAAGTGTTGCTGGCGATGTTGACCATTACGAATACGCTCAGCTAAAGCAACCAACATATTCAACGACACATCATGGTGATTTTGTTTCTGTACATGAATGTACGCTCGGGCTTTGAACATCTCACAAAGTTCCTTGATTTCATCATATCGTTTCTCAAAGTAGTCAACACTTTCAACACAGTAGGTTTTGATTGTCCTAACAGATTGATGGTTTGACTTGTCAGTAGTTTGGTCTTTCTTACGCTTTAAAACATAAAGCATGTAAAAGTCCCCCTCTTTTTCGAAGTTAAGTAGAGACTTTATTTGATGTAAGTTGTCAATCATATAACGAAGATACTAAAAAGTTTCGAAATAAAAAAACCCCCACCTTTACAGATAGAGGTCTCTCATGAAATCAAAAACCCAACTTATTCGATTTTGTTGTTGTAAGTTAATTCTTTGGGGAAATCAATAGATTGCATAAGCCCAATATAAAGGGGAATATACTTTCTATTGATGTAATCCGCTCGAGTTACTGCAAGTTGAAGGTTATTTTCAACCACTGCTTGAACGAAACTTCCACCAGGATATCCAACATTCCACTTAGTACAGAGAATACTTTCTCCGATGTTGAGAATGTGTTGATACTCATCATCAGAAGGTGTGAAACCATGAGTGAGATACATCTCCCGAGCACAGTAGTCCTCGACCAACTGACGGACTATTTCGATTTGTTGAGTTTTGGTCATGTTTAAATTTTTAATGATTCAACAAAACAAACCTACAACAAAATTTCTATTGAGCCAAATCTTCTTCAAAATTAATTTTTTGTTGTTTCTTCTCGTCAACAAAACCCTGAACACGCTTTCGTGCAACCTCGGTGTAATTGGGTGATAATTCAATTCCAATCCAACGACGGTCTAATACTTCAGCGGCAACCAAACTCGTTCCACTACCAGCAAATGGGTCAAGGACAACATCATTCTTGTATGAAAGAATCTTGATGGCTTTGGTTGGGATATCCATAGAGAAGGTCGCTTTAGTCATACTCTTGGTATCGGCAAAGTAATTCCATTGTCCAAATACCAAATCGATAAACTCACGCTTTTGGTCTTCTGTGTACATCTTCTTTTGTTTGATAACACCGTTCTCATCTTCAACATCAACCAATTCATAGGTCCATTGAGGTTGACCCTTAATTTTTTTGATGTGTTGTTTCTTGTATGCGAGGATAACACACTCTTTCGGGTTGTAGATGTAAGGTGAACTTGGACTCATCCAACTTCCCCATGCGGTGGTACGGCTACGGTGTGGTGACTCTTCCTCCAAATCCACAATTCCGAAGAATTTGTAACCGATTTGTTTCATCGTCTGCCAAACTTCACTAACCAAGAATACACGACCACCTTTATCTTGACGATTAATCTCGTAGGGAATATTCAAGGCAATACGACCATCGTCCTTCAAAACTCGATAAGCCTCCGTCATCCACTCTTTGGTGAACTTAAGGTATTCCTCAGGAGTCATATCGTCGTTGTGTACATCATATGCGATGTTCACTCCGTAGGGAGGAGATGTAACAAGAAGGTCAACTGACCCTTCGGGGATGGTTTTCATAACCTCAATACAATCTCCATTGAGGATTTTACCTGTAAAATTTTCAATCATTTTCTTAGTTCATTAATTAATCCAAATACAAAAAAAAGTAATATCAGTGGCCAACCAAGGACCACCAATATTATTTCACTCAGTACAACTTCTTGTTGGGTAACAACCATTGCATAGTGGAACAAAATTCCAAATATCAAACCCCAAAGAAGGTATAAAATCATTGTTGAGATTCCAAAAGTTGAATCTTCCGTTCCAAATACCAAAGAGCCTTTTTCAGGTCTTGGATTTCTTTGTCAGTTCCTTTTTTACCCGCTCGAGCGATGTACTTAAAAGTATTACCGAGATGAAAATCCATCTCAAGGGCTTCGATGACTTTAATAACTTCATAAGTGTTCGATTCTCCCCCATAATGTTGAGGGTGATTTACATATTCGTAGTTTACTGTAGGTTCAGACATTTTACTTCAATTTTACTATAGGACAATAATAGGTCTTCCAGTCAGGATGCCAATAGAATCCACCATTTGCAGTTTGTTTATCAGGACCATCTATGTGGTTTAATTCAATAGTCTCAAAGTCAATTTGACAGATGGGTGACAAAATGTCATATTCTTCTTGAGACATATGTAATCCTTTCTCATCACCACGAGGATTATTAAAGAATGAAAGGACACCCCCCTTTTTAAGCATGTTCGGAGTATTCTTCAAGAAATCCCAAATCTGTTCATCCCAAGTATCAATATAGATACCATCAAACTCAGGAAGGAATTTCATGTAGTATTGCCAGTCACCATAGAGAATAGTGACATGTGGTTTGAGGTGCCACCCGTCATTTAACATTTTGGTGTAGACATCCAAGTGAGGTTCAATAATCCAATGTTCGGTGATGGGGTATTTCTCAATCTCAGTATCAATGATACCCATACCAAATCCGACATT